CTGTAGGGGGTCATCACTCTAATTCCCTCGGAGGGGGCCATCACTTTTGGTCCCGTGAATCGGGTGGTGGTGATCAGGTGGTGATCAGGTGGTGATCAGGTGGTGATCAGATATCAAATGCCCCCGTTAACCCTTGCAGCTTCACGGGTGAAGGTTTGCCGCGATACCATTCAATCAATTCAAGATCGGCTGCCAAGTCTTGGGGGTCGCTATAGCGCCAAGGGAAAGCGCAGCCCTGATCAGAACGCAATTCCGCATAGCGTACGTGATCAGATATTGTCCCCTTGATTAAAGGTTCGTTGTCCATCTCCTCGTTTATTTGATCAAGGTTGTCCCAAGCTAAGTCACCGTCCTCAGGGTTTGGGGCGTCGCATAAGCTGCCATCCGCTTGCATCCAAAACGGCCATCCGTCCCCCGCCATCAGATATAGCGGCTTAAATTTGTATGTTAGTTTTGTCATAGTGTTGTCCTTTGAAGATCATGCGTGATTACATGCAAAAACCCGCTGCAATCAAGCAACGGGTTCAAAATGTAATCTAGTGGTTAATCTTCAAAGTGATCAGCAATCAGCGCGTTGAAGGCTTCAACATGCAACACGGCAAACCAAGCGGCGTCAGTTGATTTATACGCAAGAGTCCCCTGAATATGGCAATCGCAAGACTCCGAGATACGGTCCAAGCCTTGGGCAAGGTCCAAATACTGCAAATCAATCTCGATTTCGCCAATTGGGTATCCATCAAGGACAATGCCCCCTTCATAAGGTCCAAACATATGACCTGCGCACATCAGAAAAGCATCAAGGGCCAATTCGGACAAGTTGTCATGATCAAGTTGTTTCCAACGCGAGTCTACACCGTGGACTTCCCACGTTGGCTTATGTGAAGCGGGGTCAAAATGATCATCCACGGCGTGATCACGTATTTCCTCATTTAAGGCTTGAACAAGGTCGCGTGTTTTCTGATCAGTCCAAGACTCGCTTGGCATATGCGCGTAATTGTCACCCGCATCCTGATGCTTTTCTTCATATTCTGCTTGATCCGCGACGAAATCATTCACAAGTGAAATTGCCGCTTCATCATTAGCTTCCGCTATATCAAACAAGGTTGTCAGGGATTCATTCACGCGGGCCATGATTTCGCTATAGGCGATCAGGGAAGCCATTGAGTCATAAGTTGAACCCTCGGGGAATCCGCCCATATCTTCAATGGATTGTTCACCCTGATCAGTGTTGCAAGCCGCGCAAAGTTTGTGCGCCTTATGGTGATATATAACCCATTCGGACCCGTCGACGGGTTGCCAAGCTATGTCAAAGGCTTCGTCGCGATCAAGACAATGATCAGCGAAAATATCAACGGCGATTTCGGTTGCGTATGCGTCAAGGTTGTAGTCGGATGCGGTTTTCATGGTTGTATTCCTTAGATTGATCAGTTGTTGAAAGAATGATGATAGCCGAAGTCAGCGAACCCGAACGAGACGCCATCAGCGGTTGGAAAAGCCCACGCAAATTGGCCGAGGGTATAAGCGATGATGGCGGTGATGATCAGGTTTTTCATATCAAGAGTCCTTTAATAGGGCGTGGGTGTAAGCGTTATCAGTACAATCCGCGACGATTTCATCAGGACAACCTTCATACTCAAAGACAAACAAGATCACGCCAAGGCACGTTCCCGTTGTGTTATTGTAAAAGCGAACGGTTGTTTCATCACATGCCATTATTTCGCTGATCAGGTTACGTTCTAATTGTGACTCGTTATCAGAACCCGCGACCGTGATCAGGGTGAATCGATCTTGTTTTGCGCGTCGGATGATCTTGCGGACGGCGGCTTTAACTTGTGTTTCGTTTAACATTGTAAGTCCTCTCAGAGTGAAACGGCCATAGCTGCCGCATGATGTCCCCCAATTATATCAACGATTCCGTGGATGGCAAGCGCCTTATTACATAATGATCAGGGGCGATGATCAGGGTGATCAGGGGCAACGGTTTTGTCGCATGATCAAGGACTAGCAAGGCGCGTTACGTAACCCTAAGACAAGTTAGTCGGCTACCCTAGGGCGGCGGCCTTTCTTGCGTTGTAACAGGCGCATAGCATTAATTGAACGGGTGTTCATTTCTTGCGCAGTCCAACAATGGCATAACGAATCGGCTTGGGTGGTGTAGGCGATTCCCTCATCCTCGCGCCTGATTTTATTACGAGAGTCAAGGGCATCATCACGAATTGTTACAATAGTGTAACGAATCATCACAATGTCATGTCAAGGGGTTTACTTTCGTGGAACCCCTATTTTATACGCGAGCGAATCGGTGGCGGCCGTTAGCACACCCAATATCCAAAACAAAGATTTACTTTCAGTGTAACATAAATAACACACTGCCCCCGTTACAGCCAATGAAAAGCCAATGTCAACCCTAAATAATACAAAAAAAGAATCGTGGGATTACAACGACATACACGATAGTTGCAAATAAAGTAAACTTTCTACTTGCGGAAATTCGATTTGGGTCTATATAGTATAGTATAAGCACTACTTAAGTTATCATAAGAATATTAACACCAACCAGTTATAAGACTTAAGAGTAACTTAAGTTAGCTAATAGATTATTACTTATTGTCGTTATAACCTTGAGGCATTAACTCAGGTATAACACAGTGATCCCCCCAAGTGCAACCAAGATGAACCTTGACAACACAAACATATGTAAGACGTGATCTTGCTGATGTCTTGGGGGGAATATTTATTACCTTCTTAAGACTATCATTTAGATTGTCGTTAATGGAGCTATTACACCATTTGGTGTATTTCCAAAGTTCAGCATACGCCAGATGGCGCAAGCACTCCAACTATAGAAAGATTGTCGTCATGCTTGAGAAGCTACCCTATAGCAAGCTCGTTGAGAAAGCTGTCATTGAGATGATACAGGGTGGAGTCCCCATCCGTCAGATCATTACATCTATCCAGCACTTGAATGATGCTCCTCGTAGTCTGTCTACTCTGTATAAGCACTATGGCCCAGCAATGGAAGCTGAACGTACTCGCATCAATGGTGCTGTAGGTAAACGTGTGATTGACCAAGCCTTGTATGGTGATGTACAGGATGGCATTACTTGGAAGAGCCAAGAGTTATTCCTACGCTCTAAAGGTGGTTGGTCGCCCCAGAACACAACCAATGAAGTTGACCAAGAGGTTGATCCTGAACTTGATGTCTCAGCAGCAGATCAACTAATGAATATGCTAGGATTCGATACTGATGAACCCGACGAAAAGAATAACGGCTGAGGCACTCCGACAGCTACCTCCAGCTAAAGTCAAAGAGCTGTTCACTCAGCTAGGACCAGCTAAGGTAGACGAGCTACAACATGATTGGTCGTTCTGGGGTAGAGACGCACAGTTTCCCCCTGCTGACAATGACTGGAACACTTGGCTAATCAATGCTGGTCGTGGCTTCGGTAAGACCCGTTGTGGTGCTGAGTGGGTACGAGAGCAAGTCAAGAATGGCCATAAGCGTATAGCTTGTGTAGCATCTACTAACTCAGACATTGAACGTGTTATGGTGAAGGGCGAGAGTGGTTTCCTCTCAGTCTGCTGGAAGCACGATAAGGACAACAAGGGCAAGCACATGGGCTTTCCTGAGTGGTCACCTACTAAGAGAAGTCTTACGTGGGCTAATGGGGCTAAGGTTGAGTTCTACTCAGCAGAAGAGCCTGAGCGTCTACGTGGACCACAGTTCTCCGCTGCATGGTGTGATGAGCTTGCTGCATGGAACAAAGACATAGATACGTGGCAGATGCTCCAGTTCTGTCTACGTCTAGGTAAGCACCCTCGTGTGTGCGTAACTACAACTCCCAAGCCAACTAAGCTAATGCGTGAGTTACTTAAGAACCCTAAGACTATAGTCACATCAGGTTCTACCTTTGATAATGCTGCTAACCTAGCTGATACCTACCTTGTTGCTGTTAAAGAGCAGTACGAGGGAACACGGATTGGTAGACAGGAGCTTTATGCTGAGGTACTAGAAGAAGCAGAAGGCGCTCTCTGGTCTACTGATATGCTAGATGCAGCATCAGTTAAGCATGATGACGTACCTGACCTTACTCGTATTGTCGTTGCTCTTGACCCTGCTGTTACAGCTAATGCTGAGAGTGACATGACTGGTATTGTCGTTGCAGGTATTGACATCAACGGTATTGCTTATGTGCTTGGAGACTACACAGACAAGCTATCCCCACAGGGATGGGCAGCTAAGGCTGTTAAACTATATCACCACTACCAAGCTGATCGTATCGTAGCCGAGGTCAATCAGGGTGGAGACATGGTTAAGACTACTGTTCATGGTGAAGACGATAGTGTGTCCTACAAGGCTGTAAGAGCCTCTCGTGGGAAGTACGCTAGAGCAGAGCCAGTATCAGCACTATACGAGCGGGGACTTGTTAAGCACGTCTCTAATCCTCCTGATGGTGCTTCACTCAATGAACTAGAGACACAGATGCGAACATGGGAGCCTTTAGGTCGAATAGGCTCTCCTGATAGACTTGATGCAATGGTATGGGCAATCACAGACCTTTCTTTAAATGGCTACGCTAAACCACAATTGACCCTCGCTTATTCAAGTGCTAAGGGCTTATCGAAGTAGAAGGCAGTAGTCTAATGAAGAAGCTCTCAGAGAGTAAAGCGAAACAAACTTTAGGTATAGCTGGTGAGAACACCAAGACAGGACAAATCCGTGCGGATGAGTTCCTACCTGAGTTGCGTGGCCAGAAGGCTATTAAGACGTATCGCCAGATGAGAGACAACGATGCTACCATTGGTGCTGTTATGTACAGTGTGGAGCAAATTCTTCGTGATGTAGAGATTAAGGTCAAACCAGCGGATGAGAGCGAAGAAGCTAAGTCCGAAGCTGATTTCGTTAAGTCTGTCCTAGATGACATGGACGACACCTTAGATGACCACGTAGCAGAAGCCCTATCTTATTTGTCGTATGGCTTTGCGTGGTTCGAGGTTACATATAAGCGACGTGTGGGGCCAACTGAGCGTTCCCCTAAGAAGAACAGCAAATATACAGACGGACGCTTAGGTGTACGTAAGATTGCTGCTAGAGCGCCTTGGACTATTAACAAGTTTGATGTAGAGCCTGTAGCTGGAAATGTCTTAGGTATTTGGCAATCAGTAGGCTATCAGAATGGCAAACATTATATTCCCACCAATAAGTCTCTCTACTACAGAACGACTACACTCAATGGTGATGCAAGTGGACGGAGCATCCTACGCAATGCTTACACTAGTTATACTTACCTTAATAACATTCAGTCTATTGAGGCAATAGCCATTGAACGTGAGCTTGCGGGTATCCCAGTTGCTCGTATCCCTGCTGAGTATCTATCAGGTGATGCTTCTGCTGCTGCTACTCAATTCGTAGGTAATCTACAGCAAATCCTTCGTGACGTTAAGTTTAACGAGCAGGGTTACATTATCCTTCCTTCGGACACATATCCTGACAAAGACGGTGGTCCTAGCAATCATCGCCTAGTTGATATTGAACTCATGTCAGCAAGTGGTAAACGTAACATTGACATCAATCCGATCATCAGTCGCTATCAGCATGACATTGCTCGTAGTGTACTCTCTGAGTTCCTACTACTTGGTACATCTGGAGGTTCCTACGCCTTATCTAAATCGAAGACTGATTTGTTCCTACGCGCATTAGAGAGCTATATCCAAGCAATCGTAGATGTACTTAACAAACAGCTAGTAGAACGCCTATGGCAGTTGAACGGGCTAGACTACAAGTACATGCCAACTATCGAAGCTGGTGATGTCGCTCCACACGATCTACGTGAAGTATCCTCATTCCTACGTAACCTTAATGGCGCTGACATTGATGTCTCTGCTCATCCAGAGGTTGTTAACGATCTAATGAGTATCGCAGAGATTGACTTCAATGTAGAAGACTACAAGAAGCCAGAACCTGAGCCTGTTGTCGTAGCTCCTAAAGAACCTACTGAAACTGAGAAGTTGGAACATGAGTTACTAAAGTCTCTTATCAAAGGAGAGTAACCATGAAGGCAATTGACCTAGCAATAGTCAAAGCCCTGCTAAATCAGTCTATCCCTCACGTTGTCGATGGCAAGGACGGGGTAGACGGCCTAACAGGCTCACAGGGCGACACAGGAGCCTCTGGAGAGCAAGGAGAGGTTGGCAAGCAGGGTCTATCAGGAAAAGACGGTACAGACGCTGTAGATGGCCTCTCAGGCGCTGATGGCCTTGATGGTAAAGATGGTATAGACGGACAACAGGGTACGACAGGTAAAGCTGGTCAGGTTGGTAAGTCTGGACTAGACGGTGCTACAGGTGAAGCTGGTGAAGTCGGTAAGGCTGGACTTAAGGGCGACAAGGGTGACAATGGTAAGGGCATAGCTTCTATCAAGGTCAACGAAGAGAACCTACTAGTCATTACTTACGATGACGGTGATTTAACTATCGCTGGCAAGGTTCACTTCACTAAGCAGAGCAATGGTGGTGATTACTACACAGGCGCTCCTTTAGGAACCTTTGGTATCAAAGGTACTAAGACAAGTGCTGCTGGTGAGCTAATCATAGTTGGCCCTTGGGGTAAAGAGTTCAACACTGGGTTTATCAGTGACGCTCCTGCTGTTAACGACTGGATCAAGCTAACAACGTCATTCTCTAGTATTCCTACGTTTAACACTGCATTATTTGGTGGCTCTGTCTACAACTACTCATATAACAATGACACTCTGACGTTGTTCAGATACATTGCTGCTGGTGGCTCTGATAGATACTTTCAGACCTTTAACGGAACTACGCTGGATGGTCTAGTAGCAACAAAGGCACAAACTATAACACTTTAAGGGAGATAGCATGACATTCGTAATACCTACTGCTGTTGACCTAATGACAAACTCTGTGAACACTCACCCTAACGCAAGAGGCGGTTTCGCTGGTGTTGGTGAAGGTCAGACCTCTCAGCGAGGCTTTGCTAAAGCTGCTGGTAACCTGCCCTTGACAGATGAGGCAACTAACATGACCTCTTCTAATGATGGCACACTAAGAGGTTTTAATTTCGGTTTCCCTACTGCGATTGATACCTCAACTAATACTAAGTTGATCGTATGGACGTATCAGTTCAACGCCCCTAACAGAGTTCAGACTGACACAGCAGCTAACCGAGGTCTAGTCTTTCGCTTAGGGTCAGGTGCAGGTAGCCCTACTACAAGCTATCGTACTTGGAATATAGCAGGTAACGACAAGGTTGGTGCATCTGCTCGTGAAAACCCTAAGATGATTATCGTAGACCCTAACGATCTCACATATGATGAAGATATAGGGACATACGACAACACAGACTTACAGACGTTTGGTCTTGGTGTTAATAACCTTAGCATCACAGGCACAGGTAGCTCTAACTTCTTTCCTCAGCGTATCTTCGCTTTCAGCACTGTTAAGGGCGCTACTGACATCCCTCGCTTTACTGGGTCGTCTAACTGGGGTGACCTGATCACTGCAATGGGTACTACGTTTGACACTAAGATTACTGATGAGTGGATCAAGCGAGATGGTGATGTGTTCTCTTATGCTGCTCCTTTTGAGATAGGCGATAACGTAACTTCTACTCAGTTCAACGACAACGGTGTTACAGTCTTCTGGCCTAACGCTACGACTATTACTGACGCTGACCCAAGAGTTAGAGTTACTAGCGCAGCGTTCAGAGCTTACCTTAACCTCAGAGATAATGCCGCTGACACAGCAACCTTTAGTGGATTGTACAACTGCGGTAACTCTACACCAGCTTGGGACTTTAATATTAGTAACAATTCCGTTGTTACCTTTAGTGGAGCTACATTCAACAATGTTGGTAACTTTACTGTAGGATCATCTGTATCAGGTAACGCTACATTCGATAGCTGTGGTGTCGTGTACAACAACAATGCAAGTCTGTCTGGGTCAACCCTAAAGAACCCTAATGCAGGACATTTGATGAGGTTAGCAGCATGACGTTTAGCTTACCTACAGTAAACAACACGCATGAGGATAACGGGGCTGGTGATCCTCTCTTCGCTGAGAACATTGGTAGTCCTAACGCAGTCAACACCAAAGAAGCTGGTAACTTGCCTATTACCAAAGATGGTAGCCAGTTCACGATAACCTCAGACAATCAGTTGGCTGGAGTAAGTTACTACTTCCAAGCTACACCAGCTTCCTATGACGTTTCTAGTTCCACTAAGGTCTTACTTTGGCACAATCAGTTCAACGCACCTAACCGTATCCAAGTAGCTGACCTAGCTAATGGTGGAGTTCGTTTCAGGCTTTACTCTGGCACTACATTGTTTTCCCTTGCTTACAAGGATTGGTACATAGGCGGTAATGATAGCCCCTTCGCAGAGTGCGTCAAAGGTCAAGTACCTTTTGTTATGGACCTAAATGCAGGTAATGAAACTTCGTCAGCAGGCACTTTTGATAACACTGCTGTAACTAGATACGGAATTATGGTTAACTCTGATTTCGTCGTGGGAACTCAGGGTAACATTAACTTCCAAGGCTCTAACTTCGTACTTGGTACTTCTAAGGGTGACGCTGACATACCAGTGTTTACTGGCACAAGTGACTTCGTGCAGGCTGTGACGCTAGTTCAAGGCACAGACTACACCAACAAGATCGGAAACTGGATACGCCAGACAGGAAGCGTAGTCTACATAGATATGCCCTTCCAGATTGGTGATGCAGCTACTGCTACTACCTTTAATGACAACGGAGTTACTGTCGTTAGCCCAGCTAGTAATAACGCAGCAGACCCAAGGTTTCAGCTAACAGATCAAGCTATGCAGGTTCACTTAAACCTCAGTAACTCTGCTTCTGATACTTGTACTATGACAGGCACGTACCTGTGGGGAACAAGAGCTAACTTCAACTTCGATCAGTCAGACGCTTCTTTAACTAGTATAGCTGGTGCTACCTTTAGGGGTATGGGAGACTTCACTATAGGCTCTTCTGTCTCAGGTGCAGCAAACTTCGATAACACTGGTGCTGTTAAGCTGAGTAATAGTTCTGTGAACATCAACGGGTCTACAATCTCAAACACCTTTGCATCTAATGCACTACACTTTACTGGAGGACCAATGGACATAGCAAATATGCGATTTGAGTCTTATGCTGGCAAACACGCTATCTTGATTGACACTGTTGGAACTTATAAGTTAACTGACGTGTTCTTCGATCAAAGCGGTACTGCTGACATAGAAACCACTCATACCACTGGTACGGTAACGATAGACTTAGCAGGAACGACAACAACCCCTACGTTCACTAACACAGGTGGTGGAACTGTTGTACTGAACTTCCCTAACCGTATTCTTACGCTAAACGGTATTGTTGCAGGCTCTAGGATACTCGTGACAGACACAACAAATACTGTTGTACTCTTTAATGAGGTTCCATCGACAAGCCCCTTTGTAGGTTCTATAGCATCTCAAGGAACTGACGTAGACTTGTCTATACGAGTTCGTAATGGTGCTGTTCCTTATAAGACCTTTGATACAACAGCCACTTTGACTTCTGCTGGTGTAGGAATAAACGTAAGTCAAGTCTCAGACGTATAAGGAGTGCAGAATGGCTACTACTATAGACTTTTCAACTAAGATCATCTCTGTACCACGCGCTGACATGACACTTATACAGGCCACACCTACTGAGATACGACAGTTAAGCATCGACCAGTTCCGCTTAGACCTCAAGGCTATCTTAGCCACTATTGTTGGGATACCTAACCCTGACACACACATCCGTAACCCCTCAGTGACGGTTGGTGGTGTTGTTTTGGCTAGTGTTATTGAGATGGTTAATGGCTACACAGTTACCTTTGAAGATGGTCAGTATGCGGTTAACTTGGCTGGTGCTAACTCAAACATTGCAGACGTAGTTAACGTGAACCAAGTTTCTGTACGTTCCGCTAACTCTGCTGGTCTACAAGACCTATCAACGCTTCTTACTGCTGCATACCAAGGACAAGTGGTATTTTCCACCTCTGGTCAAGCAGGTACAGCTATCCCAGTAGGTACTCGTGCTACTCCAGTAGATAACTTCCCTGATGCAATTACTATATCTAACAAGCTAGGTATTCGCCGTATCCAACTTGCTACATCCGCTACGCTACTATCAGGCGCTAATGCTCAGGGTAAGGTTTTCGCGGGGGATAACGCAACAGTTGACACCCTACAGCTTAGAACAGGTGCTGACGTAACCGACTGTGGCTTTGAGAACCTTACGGTTTCAGGAATCCTTGATGGCAACAACATCTTTAAGAATTGTACCGTAAGTAACGTAAGCTACGTCAACGGTATTCTACAAGAGTGTTCATTAACAGGGACTATTTCCGTTGATGGTACTGCACAAGCTAACATTATCAATTGTTGGTCAGGAACTGCTGGTATAGCGGACGATCAGCTAGTTACGATTGACATGGGCGGTGCAGGGAACTCTCTGGCCCTACGTAATTACTCTGGTGGCCTAAAGCTAACTAACTACAGTGGTGGTGGTGCTATCACGTTAGACTTCTCTTCTGGTCGTGTCGTAATAGATGCAACATGTACGGGCGGTGAGATAGGTATTCGTGGCATCTCCGAAGTAACTGACAATAGTGCTGCTGGTTGCACTGTCTTAGATGAGACAGTTAATTCTTCGCTAGAAATCATAAATAACGGCGTTAAGAATGCTTCTCTCCTAATCCCACACACACAAGGGTTAAACTAATGGCTGAGTATCAAGGTAAACAAGTCTATTCTAGATCGTTCTATACATACAGGAAAATAAACAATGGCAACTCTAAATGATCGCGTATTTGACAATGGTCTTACCATTCTTGATACGGAAGCTAACAAAATAGTTATTACCTCTCAGGAGGCTACAACATACACCGAAGCTAATTCGACCTACGCTCTGGGGAATAGCACTTCTCTTTCTATCGCAGCCCCTAGTAACCGTGGCGCTGGTGGACGTGAAGTAGTTGTGTCAGCTATCACAGACGGTTCTGTTACTGGTACAGGCACAGCCACTCACTATGCAATTATCGACACAACAAACAGTCGTCTTCTTGCAACTAGCACACTTACGGATTCTCAGTCTGTCACGTCAGGCAACACGTTCACGTTGTCTTCCGTATCTATCGGCATCCCTGATCCAGCTTAAGGTATAAATAATGGTAACTCTCGTAAACAGAGCTAAAGTAGCTACCGCCACAACTGGAACAGGTACAATCACGCTTGGCTCTGCTGAGAGTGGTTACCAAACATTTGCTGACGCTGGAGTGGTTGACACCAATGTTGTTCGTTATGTCATTGAAGATGGAACAACTTGGGAGATTGGTTCAGGCACCTACACGGCGTCGGGTACTACCCTTTCTCGCACGTTGGACGAAAGCTCCACAGGCGCTCTACTGAGCCTCACAGGCGCTGCCGTGGTCTTTGTATCTGCAACGGCGGAGGATCTTGCGGCGGGTGGTGGTGCATATGAGCTGCTTTCAACGGCAACAGTATCAACAGCGTTGACGGAAGTCGTGGTGGCTCTTTCAGGGACATACCAAGAATATCTTGTTGTAGTTCAGAGTTGGCTGACTGACGGGACTAACGGCGGCAACGATATTATGCTTAGGGCAGGCACAGACGCCTCGACTTTTGCCTCTGGGGCGTCAGATTACACGTACGCCATGCGATACACTCGCATTGGTTCGAGTGGCGCTGCGGACGGTTCAAACACAGCCGCCGCTAAGAACTTTATAAAGTTGAGTAATTACGCGATAGACGGGACCGTTGCGCAGGGTGGGCTTTATGCAAATATTGGAATTTCCAATGCTCATTCGACCACCTTTCCAACAGTATTTAAGTGGGATCTATTTCACGGCTCAGAGTCTGGCGGGACTAACGCAATCAACAATGTTAATGGAGCGGCGTTACTACTAACTACAATAAGTGACACCACTCATTTAAGGTTTTCCTTTGCGGGAGGGGGAACGGCAAACGAGTTTTCTTCTGGGGTCTTTAAAGTCTATGGAGTGTCATAATGTCTAGAAAAATGGTAAATGGTGTTGTGCTGAGCCTTACTGAAAATGATCTTTCACAGAAACGCGCTGATGATGCTGGTGTGAATGATCGAATGTGTGCATCAGTTCGCAATCAACGCACCCGCCTATTGACTGACACAGACTGGCAAGCCTTGAGCGACAACACCATGACGCCAGCTCGGGCATCGTATCGTCAGGCACTTCGTGATATAACGGATCAAGACGGCTTCCCTTCTGATGTCGTGTGGCCCACCAAACCGTAGGAGTAGTACATGCTAGGTTTTAGCCCTCTCGCCTCTGCCGCACTTGCGGATGATGGGGTTACTGCCGACGTAATTTACCTGTTGAATGGCGATGGTATTACTACTGGTGAACCTTCTGTTAGTAGCTCAAGTGTATCTCAAGATAGTGATCTTACGCTTCTAGGTATTACTACTGGTGAACCTTCTGTTAGTAGCTCAAGTGTATCTCAAGATAGTGATCTTACGCTTCTAGGTATTACTACTGGTGAACCTTCTGTTAGTAGCTCAAGTGTATCTCAAGATAGTGATCTTACGCTTCTAGGTATTACTACTGGTCAGCCTAATATTCCGTCGGTAACGATGTCGGAAGATGAGACATTTAACGCAGCACCTATTTCTACTGGTAACCCCACTGTTACCTCTTCAAGTGTAGCTCAAGACCAAGTGTTGTCAATCAACGGTGTTACATCTGGTCAGCCTATAGTTGGGCAAGAGACTGTTGGCCAAATACACGAGATTAACGCAGCTAATATTAATACTGAACCAGCTACTGTATCTGTAGCTACTTTTGACGAAATACACGTTATTTCCACTGACGGGATAACAACTGGCCAACCTTTCGTGTCAGAAATCTCGATGTCCGAAGACGAAACTTTTGCTGGCGACGATATTACGACATCCGATCCTGTTGTAGATGCTGCGACTTTAATACAGGCGTACATTATTGTTGGCGTAGGTATTACAACTGGTTTCCCCGTAGTTGGTCAGGTTGCTATTAATGCTTCTGGTAGGCGAGTTGTTTCAGTCACGTCTAATTCAGATAACACGGCTACACTAGCCGAAGCATACAACACAGCCGATGTTAACAGTACAACTAACACAGCTACACTTAATAATAACCAAAACAGGGCAGCGTAATGGCATTTATAATCAAACAGAATGATACCTCCCCCTCCCTTGAGGCTACACTATCAGATGCTAACCTTGTCCCAGTAGATATTACTGCTGCCACTGTAATGCTTCATATGAAGGCTGTTGGAGGTGATGTTGTTTTGGACGAGCAGATGACAATTACTGATGCTGATGGTGGGGTAGTACAGTACGATTGGCAAACAGGTGACACGGATACAGTAGGTACATACTACGTAGAGTTTGAAGTTACTTACGCAGATGGCTCTATTGAAACCTTTCCTAATAACAGTAGTCTGCCTTTGGTTATTACAAGGGAGTTAAACTAATGGAAGGAAAAACATCTGTGAGTGATATGACAAAAAATATCGAAGGTAAAATCCTCAAGACTGATGATGAGCAACGTATGGTATACGGGTGGGCGTCAGTCATTACTGAGAACGGTGAGCCAGTAGTAGATCGTCAAGATGACATGATCGAAGCTGACACTCTGGTTAAAGCAGTAAACGAATTTATGGAGCATGTGCGGGTCGGCAAGGCTATGCACGTTGGGGAGCAAGTTGGAACAGTAGTTCACTCCCTCCCAATCACTAAGGAAATTGGTGATTCTCTCGGTATCCAATCTGACCGTGAAGGATGGGTCGTCGCGTACAAAGTATTCGATGATGATGTCTGGGCTATGGTTAAGAGTGGTGAACTAGCGGCATTTTCCATTGGTGGAAAAGCTATCAAAGAGGAGATATAACTTGCCCAATCTCTTAAAAAAGTTACAGCTTACA